TGGTAAGAGATATGATGTTGTAGCACTTGACGACACAGAAAGTGAAACCAATACAGTAACACAGGACGCCAGAGAAAAAATTAAGAACATTGTATATAATGGTGTCAAGCCTGCGTTGGACTTACATACTGGAAGACTTATTTTTGCTGGTACACCAGTCCATTTTGATAGTCTATGCCAGAACATTCTAGATGGATGGGTGAAAGCGAAGAATAAAGATAAGTACACTTGGGATGTCATAACTTATAAATCTACTCAACCAGAGATGGATGGTGGTGTTCTTTGGGATTCATATTTCCCTAGAAAAAGACTTGATGCGTTGAAAAAGGAATACGAGGAGGCAGGGAGGATTCATGGATACTATCAAGAATATGAGTTGGAAGTTCAGAATGAGGATGAAGCAGTTTGGGGAAGAAAGTATATCAAATACTGGAAAGGATACTATTCTAATAAAGATGGTATAAATTACTTAACAATAGAAGGAGAAGAAATTCCAGTTAATTGTTTTGTTGGGTGCGACCCAGCAACTGATATAAATACTAAGACTTCTGACTTTTCAGTTATAATGGCAGTAGCCGTTACTCCAGAGAATGAAGTGTATGTTTTGGAGTATGAACGACACAGGGCGATTCCTACTGTTGGGGGAAGAGATTCTCAGGACAAATTAATAGGAAAAAAGGGAGTAGTTGATTATATAATGGATATGCACTTAAAATATAATTGTGTGTCTAGTACTGTTGAAGATGTTGCTATGAACAGGTCAGTCTTCCAATCGTTGAATGAACGTAGAAGAATAGAGAATAAGTTCGATATTAGTGTAATTCCAGAGAAACCAGGGGGCAGAGAGAAGCGAAATAAGATATATTCGGGTCTTTCTGGTCGTTTTAGTACAGGTACGGTACATTTAAGGGAAAATATGTTTGATTTAGAGCACGAAATCGTTACATTCGGTCCACGAATGGCTCATGATGACACCATTGAAACACTGTTCTATGCACTTTTACATGCCTTCCCTCCAAATATGAAGAAAAAAGAGAAGACTAGAGAGTGGTATAAACCCGTAAGAAAAGCTAAAAGTTGGTTAGTTTCATAATGGCTAATGGAAAACAGAGAAAAATAACTTCATCTAAAAATTTAACTACTAGTGCTAAGTTGTGGAACTTGTTTAAAGAGCCATTTACTGGTAAATCAGTAAAAGAATATGGAATGGGAGCAAAAAAAGGATTCGACATAGCTGATATTATAGATGTTCCACTTCGTGCTACTAAGTCTATTGCATCTCCTTTAATTGAATTAACACAGGAACCCAGAGCAACGGCAGTAGATTTATCTTTAATGTTGCCAACTTTACATGGAAAGCCATATACTAAAGAGACAGCTCATGAAGCAGTGGAAAAAAAAGGAATAACAGATGATGCTCCCTCAATTGCATTTAAAAAAGGTGGGGGTTTTATGAATAGAGGAACTTCATATAGTGGTCTTGATGACCAAGTAACTATTTCAGACCAACAATATTCTGAATATGGTAAAAAACATTGGGGGACAAAAAAGGGAGCTGAACCTATTACAATGTATGAAGAATTATCTCATGGAAGGGGAGGAAAGGCTAAAGAAATAACGCATAAACTTCGTGAAAAAGGAAATATTAAAGGAGGATTCTCGGAATATTTACCAACGTTAATCGAAGAACTTAGAGCCAAAGGAGTAGCTTTAAAGGATGTATTTAAAGAAGAGGGGATTACAGAGGGATTGTTGTCTGTACCTGCAGTGGCATTGACAACTTTAGGATATGCTATACCTAATCAGGGTCAATTAAAACAAAGTCAAGAAACAAAATATATGAAACAATATAGAGATGATGATGGAGGATGGGGAGGGAAACGTGGTCAATGGTTACTTGACGCAGGTTTTGGTCTTCATAAAGAATCTAAATGGGACGATGCAAACAAAATGCTTAACAGAGCTAAAATGAGAGCTGCTATGGCACAAAGCGATAATCCTATAAAACATCTTAGAGCTTACTTTGGAATATAATGGCTAGAACTAAAAAATCTGAACGAATATACCAAATGTGGAATGCAGCTAATTCTGAGGAGAGAATTAAGTGGCAATCCAATAGTCAAAAAGGTTATGACTTTTATTTGAATGAACAATTAACTCAAAAAGAGTTAGAAACTTTGCGTGAATCTGGTATGCCTACCTTTGAAATTAACAGAGTTACTCCCATTATAGAAACAATGAAGTATTTTGTTACAGCAAACAATCCAAGATGGAAGGCTGTGGCAGTTGAAGGAAGCGATACTAATATTGCTCAGATTCATAGCGATATTGCCGAATATTGTTGGAGTTTATCTAATGGAAAGGCAATTTATAGTAGTGTCGTATTAGATACTTTGACAAAAGGGTTAGGATATTTTTTCATAGATATAGATACAGATTTAGATAATGGAAAACGGCATGTCATATTTAAAAAAGTAGACCCTTATGATGTATTCCCAGACCCGATGAGTCGTGATTTTTTGCTTAGAGATGCTTCTTTTATTATTGTTAAAAAGACATTAGCAAGAGAACAATTGAAAACAATGTTTCCAGAATATTCTAGAAAGATAGCAAGGGCTTCTGAACAAGGAGGGCTTGAAGCCTATTCTCAGGCAGATAGAGGAGATTCAGATGCTATAATTCCAGAGGATATTGTTACTACTGTTTCTTCAGAGGGAGACAAAGATGATATTCTAGCCTATCATGAATGTTATGAAAAAATTCGTGTTGAATATGTCAATATGAGCATGAAAGTATTTCCAACTAAACAAGATATAGAGAATGTTAAAGAAGTTTCTGCTAAAAAACTTCAAGCATTTCAAGATGAAATAACTGTATCTACGCAAGAAAAAATTATACAGATACAGACTGCTTTCAAAGCTGGAGAAATAATAGAAGAAAGAGCTAATTTAGAAATTAAGAAAGCACAAGAAGAATTATCTAATGCTATTCAACAGAAACAAGCTGAATTAGAATATGCAACACAAGAAGAATTGAACAGAGTTGAGGAAAGAGTCGTAAGTAAAGAAGAATATGACATTCTTATTGAAAATGAAGATGTGGCAAGTGCAATTGCTGACGCAACAGAATATTTTGAAACTAGGATTAAAGTAACCTGCACAATTGGTTCTGATGTTACTTTGTATGAATATGTTCTACCTATAAGAGAATACCCAATTGTGCCAATCCCATATTTATATACTGGAACACCTTTTGCTATGTCGGCAGTTTCTCCGATGATAGGGAAACAGCAGGAGATTAATAAAGCTCATCAGGTAATGGTTCATAATGCTAATCTTGCATCTAATTTAAGATGGCTTTATGAAGAAGGTTCGGTTCCAGAAAGTGAATGGGAACAATATTCGTCTGCTCCAGGTGCTTTATTAAAGTATAGACAAGGTTTTACACCTCCTACTCCAGTTTTACCAGCTGCTATCAACAACGCTTTTTATACTATTACTCAAGAAGGTAAAGCAGATATGGAGTATATAGCTGGTATTCCAAGTGCTATGATGGGATTTACCCAACAGCAAACTGATACTTATCGTGGATTATTAGCTAATGATGAATTTGGGACTAGAAGAATTAAGGCTTGGATGAATAGTCTTTTAGAGCCTGGTCTTGAGCATCTTGGAGGTGTATTTAAAGAATTAGCTCAAACTCACTATTCAAATGATAAAGTATTTAGGATAGTACAACCAAATGCTGGTGGAGGTCACCACGAAAAAGAAACAAGAATTAATATTCCAATTTATAATGATTATGGAGAGGAAATAGATAAATGGTCTGATTATGCAAGTGCTAGATTTGATGTTAGAATTGTATCTGGGGCATCAATGCCTATAAATAGATGGGCTTTGTTAGAAGAATACTTTAGATGGTTCCAAGCTGGATTAATTGATGATATTGCTATGTTAGCTGAAACTGATGTTCGAGGAAAAGAAAAAATTATGGAACGTAAATCCTTGTATGCCCAGTTACAGCAACAAGTTCAACAAATGGAGGAACAAATAAAGGATAGTGAAGGTACAATAGAAACTTTGTCAAGGCAATTAGTACAAGCAGGTATTAGACATAATGTTGATGTAGGTTCTATGGAAACCAAAAAGGACGTTTTAGAGACCGAAGCTCAACAAAAATTTTATAGAAAGCTCATTCAAGAAGAAGCAAAAAAAGAGTTGCAAAAAGACAAAACAAAGAAATAACTTTAACTAATTAAAAAAGGCTATTTAAAATATGGAAGATACACAAGTAGGCAACACAGAATCAAATTCTGTCCCCGAAAGTTTTATTTCTGATGATGCCGCTGATAACTTCTTTGGTGCATTAGATGCAGAAGTTAATGGGGCAATTATAGATGGCGAGACAAATGAAACTTCAGAAACCCAATCTGGTGATAACACACAAAGAACAGAAGGCAGTGATGAAGCTCAACCAGAGGACGTTGAGACTCTTAAAAAAAGGTACTCAGACTCAAGTGCAGAAGGTAAGCGTCTTAATAAACGTTTGACCGACCTTGAACCCTATTTACCTATACTTGACGAAATGCGTAAAGACCCTAATTTGGTAACTCATGTGAGAGACTATTTTAAGGGTGGTGGTCAAACTCCTGAAAGTATGGTAGACAAACTTGAGTTGGGTGAAGATTTTATCTTCGACCCTGATGATGCCGTTGGTAATCCAAAGAGTGATTCTGCTAAAGTATTAAATGCAACCATTGATGGTGTTGTTCAGAGAAGGCTTACAAATGAACTTGCTAAACAGAAAGACGAATTGCGTCTTGATAAGTCAGTAAGTGAATTTAGACAAAAGCACGATATGAACGATGCTCAATGGAGTGAATTTAAGAATTTTGCAGAAAATCAGTCCTTATCGCTTGACGATATTTATTATTTAAAGAATCGTGGAACTGCGGTTAGACCTTCTAGTGGCAGAGTTACTGAACCAAAAGTTCAGCAACGTCCAAAATCACTAGCAACCTCTGGTTCAACAAAGGTAGAAACATCGGAAGAAGCTCAAATATTTGACGCTATTTTGGGAATTGACAAACAGTTAGAAAACGCATTTGGCTAGTAGCTGAATCTTTTTGACTATTAGCCATCTGCTTAACCCTAAATAAGAATAGGAGCAAGTCAAATGGCTGATTTATTTCAACTTAGCAACTTAGGTGTTGCTGACGATAATAGTAGTCTTTCGACTGGTGACTTAAGGCGGAAGTATAACTTCGGCAGTAGGGTGTCTGAACTCGCAATAGCTCAAGACCCTTTTTTCCGAATTGTATCTAAACTGTCTAAGAAACCGTGTGACGACCCTCAGTTTAAATTTACTGAGAGACGACCTTCTTTTCATAAGCGTTATGGTTATGCTTATGGAGCCGCAGATTCAGGAGCAGTGTCATCTGGCACAGCCCTTACTGCAAACACAACCAAAATAGTTGTAGCTGGTGATTACAAATCCGCAGGGAACGAAGGCTCTGTGTATGGACAAACTGCAATTACAATTGGTGCTGACGGTACAAAGCCAGAGTTCTTTGTGCCTGGTCAATTAATCAAACTCCCAACTCACAGTTCAGCAGGTAGTGCTACCTCTGATGGATATGCTGTATTTAGAGTAGACCAAGTTGCAGACGCTGCAACCTCAGGTGCTCAGCAGCATATGAAGTTGTTAACTGGTGCTATGGTTAAAACACCTACAAACTTAGAGCATACTTATGCTCATAGTGCCGATAGTGGTAAAGGAGCACAATCCCAAGAATCATTAGCCCCTAAAAGGACTTATGTAATTGGTACTGCTCATGGTCAAGGTACTGGTTATCCTGAAACATGGAAAGACCAGCCCTTCAAAACTGGATATGGAAATACCCAGATTTGGAAAACTGCTATGGCTATGGATAATACTTCAAGAGCAACCGTTCTTAAGTATGATTCAAGCGAATGGGCAAGAGTTTGGAAAGAAAAGTTAATTGAGCATAAATTCGATATTGAGCAATCATTGTTATTTAATGGTACTGCCTCAACAGCGGATTCTGCTTGGTATACTGATGGTGTTGTGAATTACATTACTGGTTTCGGTAATACTTTTTCACTCTCCACAACAACCAAAGCTCAGGACGACTTCCTTGACGACATGAGTGCTTTCTTAGACCCTCGTTATAATAACGCAAACGCAACTGTATTCTTTTGTAGCACAGCTGTTTACAACTGGTTACATAAGTTAAGCGGTTACTTTGCTAATAACCTCGGTCAAGTTCAGCCTTACATAGATGGAGCAACTCAAACCGTCACTGGCGGTCAAAAGTCTCTAGCTCGTGCTGATATGTCGATGATTGGGAAGAAAAAAGCCTTCGGTGTTGATATTAGTGTAATTTCTACTCCTTATGGAGATATGAATGTTGCTCGTAATATTCACCTTGATGGTACTAACATTGCATTACTGGGTATCAATATGAGATATTGTGCTTATCGACCTTTAGTTGGTAATGGACAAAATCGTGATACATCGATTTATGTTGGTGTTCAAACTCTTGAAAATAGTGGCGTTGACCGTAGAGTCGACTTAATCCAAACAGAAGCTGGTCTCGAGATACATATGCCCGAAGCTCACGCTGTCTGGACAGTATAAAGGAGTAATGAATAATGGCTAATCCAATGTATGGACAAAATAAAGACGATTCATCTCTAAACAGATTCACTGACGTGTTAACAGGTAGTGCTACTTGGGACCCGTCATCAATCGCTGATGGTGATGAACAGGCTACAGGTATAACTGTTGCTGGCGCTGAACTTGGTGACTTTGTTATGGCTAGTATTAGCGTGGATATTCAGGACATGGTTCTGGATGCTCAAGTTACTGCTGCTGACACAGTTACATGTGTACTCGCTAACAATACTGGAAGCGCGGTGGACTTAGGTTCTTCGACTGCTTCTGTTATAGTTGTAAAAGCAGTCTGATAATCTTTTTTCGAGAGAATAAGGATAATATAGTATGGGGGAGACTTTTGTTTCCCCCTACACTGTATTTTCAAAGACTATAAATGAAACTCTGGGAAAAAGTAAATAACGTAACTGGCAACGATACTAAGGCTAGATTCTTAGTTGAATATATCAATGCTGGTGCGAAGTTTATTCTAGCATCTTTACCTGAAAAATTCCTTTGGACTATTGCATCTGAGACAGAAGTATATGGTTGGAACTCTGATGATACTACTTCTGGAGCAGAGAATATGACATTAGGTGAAGGTTCTACTATTGCATATGATAAAATATTAGCAGTTTATCGTTATGATGGAGCTACGACTACAACCGTTGGCTCAGGAGTTAATGCTGTTGATTATTATAGAGGGAAAAAGAGAGTAGCAGCCGAAGCCCCTGATAAAAACATTCATATATTTGATGAAGATTCTAGTTTACTTGCAGCAACTC